CGGCCTTCAGCAAGCTGGATAAAGTCCGGTATCTGCGCGGTCAGGTCATCCCTTGCTAAAAAGTTAGCAATAGATGTTTTCAATTCTGCGTATGTGCCAATGCTCATATGTTGCCGCCACCAGTCCTAAAGTCGCGGTTCTCACTGTCGTTGAGCCACCGCTTCCATCCGTTAGGGTTTTCACTAGGCTTGCCCAGTGTCTTCAAAAGGTGATGATACAATACATTCGGTATTTCGGCAACGTGCTGGATATGCTTCTGCGTTCCACGCATCTGACCGTATTGCCAGTCATTGTTCATCTGCTTGTTAATACGCAGTAATGGGTCAAATTTCTGCTCTGTGACGATATGATCACCGTCAGCATCGCTTTCAATATAAGTGGTTTTGCCTGTCGTGGGGTCTGTGATCAGGGGGCGTTTCATCTCTCACCTATGCAAATGATAGTGATAATCGTTTTTATTCGCAAAAGAAAGGGGCGGCGAACCGCCCCTCTCATAGATTATTTAGGCGGCAGTACCGTCCAAATCAAGCACAGCGGCGTGTGCCTTCGGTGCTAGTGGCTTTAGTGTCCACTCGCAGATGATCTGGAATTTCTCGGCATCACCTGTTGCGGCAATTTCGTTTTCAGCGAAATTACGGCCATTCAGTGTAGCAACCTCAACAAAGTCTGGGTCAATCAGGAACAGCTTGTCATTGCTCATGAAGCGTGACGGTGCAACCTCGATTGTGCCAAAGTCAGTTAGGAATACAGATGTTGAACCAACATATGTGACTTCCTTTGCTTTGGTCATGTTGACTTGGTTGTTGACCAAGTTGGTTGACGCTGACAGGTCTGAGAACACTGCACGGTTAGCGGCAGATGTTACCATCAGTGATGGTGAACCACCGTCTGTCCATGCGTCCTGCATGCCGTCTTCGATAAGTGCCAGTGTCAGGCCGCGTGATGCGGCTGTGCCAACAGTCACTGCGTCTGTACCAAGACCAGCAGAGAAAGCTGAACCAGTGCCAACTGAACCGTTTGTGATCCAAGTCATCAGTGATGCTGACTTGCGTGGCTCAGATGCGGAACGTGCTACGTTGGTGTCGCCGATTGCTTTCTCGATATCGCGACGAAGCTCAAGGGATTTTAAAACCCGTTGGTACTGACTCTCACGTTCACGGCCTGCTTTGTCAACCTGCTCCAGAGTGTTTGAAACAGCGTAAGCCTTCTGTGAGATTTGCATGTAGTTACCAGCACGAACAGTTGGTGTTGCGGCGGCGATAGCGGCATCAGCACCTTCTGACACAAAGTTGGTAGCACTAGCGGCGGCCAGTTCCTGAACCTGCCACTCACAAAAGATTCCGTTGCCAGTTGATTTTTTAACCGCAGAGAAGATTGGAGTTTCATCTGGGTCAATACGATAAATTACATCAGCAAGCTGTTCGCGCTCACCAATGGCATCTGCTGTGGTAAATGTAGTCATAATAAGCTCCTGTTAATAAACTACTTAGACATTAAAAAGTTTACCGCCGCATCAACAGACTTTGCTTTATCTAATCTGCCTAATGCTTCACGGCGTTGACGTGACTTAACTTGAGCTTTTGTCTTGGGCTGACCGCCCTTTGCAACCTTTGGTGCGCTTTGGACTTTCTTCTTGGCGGAAGGGGCTTCCTTCTGGAGCTTGTCCCACTGCCATGCCTTGTACAGCATTTCAATTGCTCGTGCGTCAGACGCGTTTGCAATCTCATTTTCGCTGAAGCCTATGACATCCTGTGCATACTTGATGACCTCAAGACGTTCATTGTTTCTGCGGCTTTCGTCACGCCATGCCGGTACGCGTTCCAACATTTCGTTCTTCTGTGCCGCCAGATGCTGTTGCATCTGTTGCTGTGCTTCAGCCTGTTGCTGTTGAGCGATGCGCTCTCGCTCTTGTTCAACTCGCGCTACTTCTTCTTTGCGCTTGTCATACTCAGCCTTCATAGCAAACAGTTCTTTTGCTTCGTACTGTTGCGATAGTGCCGTCCAGTCAGGTTCGTTAGGAATTGTCTGCTGGAGTTGGTTGCTTACTTGCTCAAGTTGTTGAGCGTAGTAATCACGATACTGTTTGACTTGCTCGGCCTCTTGTTCATAGGCTTTGCGCTGTTCAGCCAGTTCCTGACTACGCTTTGTAAAATGCTGTTGACGGCTGTATCCTGATCTGAGTTCGTCAAGCGTCACCTCATATTCTTCACCGTCCACTTTGACGGTATAAACACTTGGTTGCTCTGGCTCGTCACTTTCCTCAGTGTCGTCCTCAACATCTTCGCCTTCATACTCATCTGCTTCCGCTTCGGGTTCATCTACCTCGGCTTGGGCTTCTTCGTACTCTGGCTCAGAGGCTTCCGGCTGTTCTTCAACTGCCTCGACCTCTACGCTCTGTTCTTCGTCAACCGTGTCCTGTGTAGGGGGTTGCATTAACAGGCTTACTGCATCTTGTGCTGATAGCGCGCCGTTCTCATTAGAGTTATCGGTACTCATCATCTACATCCTTTATAAACTGATTTTGGGTTTCATTTCAAGCCTTCAAGACTTGACTTCGCAATCTTACCGTCCGTAACCACACTTTCAATGTGGCCACGCACCGCCGTAAGTGCTTGCAGAAGCTGGTAAACGCGCTCTCGGTTCTCAGTGTCAGCGACACCGGATTCCCTCCACGCTCTTATAAATTGATCCTCTAAATACGAAAACGATTCTTGTAACAATTCGTTTCGCAGGAGTGCCGCCGCTCTTTCGCCGCGATCCATACGCTCACGCAATTTTCCTTCGTTCATGATAAAAGAGTATATCCTTGTAAGTTATAGGGGTCAGTGTACATGCTTGGCCGTGTGGCCGCGCCCATGCGGAAGGCAGTGTTTGCCGCCGCAAAGTCCTGTGGTGAGCCAAAGCCAGCTTCTAGCAGTCCTGCTGGTGGCTGGTCAAGTAAGCCCATACGAGCATAGTAACCGCCGGATGGTGCAGTTGGTGCGGCTGGTGCTGTCGGCTGAAATGAGCTGGTAGCCGCTGTATCCATAACACAGGCTTGCAGTGTTTGGTTAAACACATACCCATCTGGGCAACGTGCCTGACCTGTCATGGGGTCTTGTACTGGTGCAACCTGCTGTGGTCTGTTACCACCATTTGGCTCTGGTGGTGGGTTAACAAGGTTTGCAAATGCGCCAGAGTAATTAGGGTCTTGCATACCTGTGTAGGTCACTTGACCAAAGCTACCTTGCCCAAGATACCCTTTGTTAGTTGGGGCTTGTAAATAACCATCGACAAAACCAGCGTTTGGCATGCTGGCTAAATTTATCATAGAACGCCTAGCCGCTATTCTTGGGTCTTCCAACAAGCCCAGCCCCTTTCCTATCAAAGAAAGCGGCGAGATCATCTGCATTGTGTTTGCTATATTTGCACCGCGCATAGCGCGTTGCATAGCAATTTCTGTTTCACGGGATGATAAACCTAATTCATTTGCTAATCCTGTGATTGCATCTACATTTTGCTGTGCTGGCTGTTGCGCTAGATCAGCCGCAATACTGTCCATAATAGATTTATTTAACGCGGCTTGGGCGGCCTTTTCCTGTTGTGCAAGCTGTACAGCCTTAGATATATCTAGACCGCCACCACCGCCGCCTTTACTCTCAACTGATTGCGCTCCGGCAAAACCTGCGCTACCTCGTTCTGCTTGTTGGGATGGTGAACCCGCTCCAAATGCCATGACTACCTCGGTAAGTTAGTGCTTATCTCGGCATCAGTCTGTGCCTTAATAGCTCTTAGTTGTGCTTCTGCGGAAAGTTCCTGTCGCCGTAGCTCTAGCTCGGCTTGCATTTTCTCACGCTCTAACTGCATCTCCATCTGCATACGCTCACGCTTCAATGCCATCTCTTGTTGTAGCTTGGCCATCTCCGCTTGCATCTCAGCCGCATTAGGGTCTTGCTGTGGCTGTTGTTGCATCATCTGCATCTGCTGTTGAATCTGCTGTGGGCTGTTAAAGAACTGGTCAGCATCCTTGAAGCCGCCAATCTCCGCAATGCTACGCAATGTCTGCACATACTGCGGTAGGCTAACGACAGGATTGTTTGCGCCCAGCGTTTGCAGTATCTGCTCTTGCTTCGCCGCAATAGCTTGCAGGAACGCAATCTTCTGTTCATCGTCAGCCGTACCCAAGCCAACCTGTACAATGACATCAAACTCACTATGCCACTCAGCCGGATCAATCGGCACAAAGTTATTCCGCAGTCTGACAATACGCGCCTTGTTGTCGTACTTAGTAACTAGGTGCAGTATGCCCTTAAACAATTGCTTCACGCCACACTCAGCCATAGTCCGAGCATAGCTTTCTAGCTTAACCTGTGCGCCTCTGACAGTTGCGCTGATAGCACTAGCTGTTGTGGATTGCAGAGCATTGGCATCAAGCCCTTGTGATGCTTTTGACTGTCCAGTCCGGCTTTCTTTTACTGAATCTAGATATCCTAGCAATGGCTGGATTTCATTGCCGACAGGGTTGCCCTGAATAGGCTGGATCATACCCTGCTGACGAACACGAATAATACCGCCAGCCGTGCCGTCCAGTAGGTCATCCAGATTCACCATGCCCTCAACAGCCGCTATGCGTGGCAAGGTGCTGGTGTAAACGCTGTCCAAATACTGACGCATTAGCGTGGATTTGATAACCTGCAAATCCTCTGTCATGTCGTAGACAGACCGCCCAATGAGGCGGTGTGGCATCAGAATAGGACTGACAACTGCAAATGGTATATGATCATATGGCTCGTTACTGATGATTTCAGTGCCACCTTCGCCGATAGCGACAATGCGGCGTAACTCAGCAATGCCATCGTCATCGTGGTCAACCTTCATATAACACTCGTAGTAAACAACCTCTGCAAGTGTTGGGTCTGCCGCATCAATGCCTGTGTTTGCCTCTAAGTCCTGATAGCGCACTGACCGTTCTTCATCTAGGTCTAGGTCACTGCCTGTGCCAGCATGACGCTCAACAACCTCGCGGTCATAGCCCATTGAAACTAAGTCGCTCACAGTCATGCTTGTGCGATGCGCCACAAAATGCGCGTCCTCAATGTCAACAGCGCGGCGGTTAATCAAAAATTCTTCCGGTGGGATGTTCGCTACTTTGATCTTGCCGGACTTACGCTTGACCTTAACGCGAACACTGAACGAGCTATCAATAGGCACTTCCTCGCCTGTCATCTCGTCTACCATAAACGCAGTGGCTTGCTCAGAGATTGTGCCGACTAACTCATAGTCTGGGTTTGCCAGCAATGCGGATAGTTCCATCTCATTGAGGTTTTCATATTCTTCCTCAGTGACATCCTCTTTTTCTTCATAGTAATACTTGACAACGCCTAGCCGGAATAACAGCGCATCCTTGAACCAGTTGTTCAGAATTTTATAGCCTTCGTTGTCGTGATTGATTACATAGTTCACATAGTCTGTGATCTGGTCAGCACGTTCAACGTCCTCTGCCGTTCTAGCCGCAAACCGCACATACTGGTCATTGGCTGTAAACACACGCATAAGATTCGGCATGATCTGTTCAATGGTATCCGCAACGTCTGTGCTAATAACCTGTGACCGACCCTCAACCTCATTGCCTAATGGCTCACCTAAATAAAAGTCTAGGGCGCGGATACGCTCTTGGCTGTACTCACTGTCAAAGTGGTTCAGGGAATCCCTGATCTCACTTGTCACAATGCTGTTAAGTTGATAGTCGTCCATTTTTGCCATTACGTTTTACCTTCGCGCCATACACGCATTTGCTCTCAGTATCGCATATTTTTCGCGTAACGCAATTAGCGCAACGCTTGAACTCACTTTTTGCCTCGGCCTTTTTTGCCGGAGATGGCTGACTTGGCCTTCTGTATAATCGTGTTATCATGCTTAACCTTGCCTGACATAATACTGCCATTGCTCGTTAAAACTGGCACTGGCTTTGGCTGTGGTAGCTCCATAGATACAGCATTTCGCTTTTGGATACAACGCCCCATATTGGCGCAACGCCCACGGTATGGGCAGTCTGGGCATACGTTCATTAATACTTTCCTAATAGTGAGTTTCTGTAAAATTCAATTTCTCTTAGCATTTGTTCATCAACTAACTGTTTTGGAACTTGCCTGTCTATTGTGTATTTTATGTTAGGTCTGTTGAAGAATGGAGTTTTTGCGTCTGGCCTTGGATTGGCTAAAAAGTTTCCTGCCTCATCCATGTAACGGTCTGCGACATCTCTAAAAAGAATAACGTCTGGGACAGGAACATCAACACCACCCATGTATTCACCGCCAATTATTCCAGCATCTGAGTATGTTGGGTGGTTTGGAACAGTGGAAATATCGGCATAGGGGTCAACTCTGCCAATCATGTTGCCACCCATGAAAGTTGGCACATTAAGTAATTCTTCTGCTGTCAGAGCGCGGCGAATTTCTGCCACCTTTGGCAATCCTATTTCCTCCATAACTTTGCTATCTAAACGCTTCATCAGCTTTGATCTTTTTTCGCCCATTTCAGGCAATTTAAAAAGATACTCATCTAATTTTTCTGATTGTATGCCAACCCAATCTTTAACGCCGCCCTGTGATGCTTTAATATGATCATCAATTATTTTCGCGTCTTCTTTGGATAACGCCATTCTGTCAAAAGATTTAAAATAAAGATCAGCCGACATAGTGTTAAAATCACCACTATCACCTGCCATAGTCAGGTAAGTAAGATAAGCATCTTTGCCTTCTTGTGCGGCTTCTTCTGCCCTACTGTATAATTTAGGCTTGTTTGTGTCTGTGTTCCAAATAGCGTTGCCAGTGTTTCTAGCGTAATCGTAGCCGCCATATTGTGTAGATGGTGAGTTAAGTATAGTGTCGCCGTATGATAAAATGTTTTGGCTAGTCGCCGTTCTATCGCCATAAGCTGGCACTAGATACTGACCTTCGTAGTCTTCAAAACTCGTGCTTTTGCGTGGTAGCAAAAGACCTAAGTCCTCTCTTTCAACAGGCATTTCTGTAAGTAACGATTTATTTTGTCGCTTTGTGTAATAGCCCTTGGCGTTGGGGTCAAATTCTTTTGCCCTATCAACCTCTTTTAAAATGCGTTGTTTTTTTGCTGGTGACAAACCAGCCATAGAAACTGTGGCTGGGTCATAGGCTGGATTCATAAACATCCTAGAACCAAAACCAAAGCCTGCCATGTCCATAGCCGCCTGACTTGACCTTTCGGTCATTTCGTCATACGTCATGCCCTCTGGGTTACCAAACCCATAACCGCCCAAAGCAACCATATTTTCAAACGGCTCTGATATAAACAATGGAACGGCAGGACGCAGACTGCCGAGGCTCTGCATCAAAGCCTCACTGCCTTGCTGTGACGCACCCTTCTCAGCAGAGAATGGCAAAAAAGTCATTGCTCTGCGAGTACCCTCTTGCGTTGCGGCAGGGTTGATGCCCAACATTTCATAGCGGCGGTCTATTTCACGTTCTTGCGGATAGAAGCCTAAAATGTCAGGTGCGTAATACGCTGGGTCTGCCATTAACAAAGCCATTACTTTTTACCTTTTGTCTTCTTTGCAGTTTTTGCCGCTTGCTTAAACGCCTTTGAGGTGGGCGCACCTTTAGCACCCACCTTACGCATTTTCTCGCCACTACCAGCCGCTATACGCTTACGCTTGGCTTGTATGTTGGCGTATAATCCACGCTTGGCCATTATGAGCAGTACTTGCCTGTCTTAGAACCGCTTTTCATGCCCTTGCCTTTGCCTTTACCGTATTTCATAATTAACTCCTGTTAAGAAATGCTTATCACGCCATTCTCAGACGTGATCCTGTCCGACATACTATCAGATTTATGCACAGCAATAAAGTTCCCTGCAAATGGATAGGCAACATAATCTAAATCAGCCAGCCAGCCGGATATCTCAGCGCGTTCAATCTTGATAATCTCAATCAACAT